CAGGTCTCCACCACACACAACCATATTGTAGCATAATCGGTTGATTTTTTCAACAGGTACGAAGCGGCGGTCAGGAGAGTTCCTGCTGCCGTTTTTCTATACAAAGAATCAGGAGGTACACATGGAAAAAGAACTTACAACCACAGCCCCGGCGATGCCGGAAAGCCTGATCGTGGTACAGCAGCTGCCCATCATCAAGGAACAGCTGCACAGCATCAAGGCGCAGGCGCAGCAGTCGGTGGATGAAGCGCTGGCGCTGGCCTGCACAGAAGAATCTCTCAAAGTGGTCAAGGAGCGCCGAGCGGAGCTGAACCGTGACCGCAAGGATCTGGATGCCCGCCGGATGGCGGTCAAGAAGCAGATCATGCAGCCGTTTGAGGACTTCGATGCGGTGTACAAGGAGTGCGTCACGGACGTGTATGGCCCGGCAGACGAAAAGCTGAAAGCGAAAATCGCTGATGTGGAGGATGGCCTGCGGGCGGACAAGGAGAAGAAGGTCTCCGCCTATTTCTCGGAACTGGTCAAAGCGGCCGGCGTTGAGTGGGTCAGCTACAGCGATGTCGGCATTACGGTTACGATGACCGCAAGCCTGAAATCCCTGAAAGCCAAGGTCAAGGACTATGTGGACAAAGTTTCGGCTGATGTGGGGTGCATCAATGGCATGGAGAACGCGCCGGAAATTATGGCCGAGTACAAGCAGTGCCGCAATCTGGCGGTTGCCATTAACAGCGTCAGCCAGCGCAAAGACCGTATTGCCCGGGAAGAAGCCGAGCGCAAGCAGCGTCTGGAAGCCCAGCTTCGGGCACAAGAAGCGGAAAAGGCCGTTCTGGATGTGGCAGAGGAAGAACTGTCCGCGCCGCAGGTCATGGGCACCGAACCGCCCGTTATGGACGAGCAGAAGACTGAGGACTCCCAGAAGGAGAGCACGGAACAGATCATGAACGCAAAGTTTTCTTTTATGGGACGCACGTTCCAGTGCCGCGGCACTCTGACCCAGCTGCGGGAACTGAAGTCTTTCGTAAATAACAAAGTCGATGAAATCAAGAAGTACATGGATTCCATTGGCATTGAGAATCAGGAGGTAAATAACAATGGCTAACGCAATGCAGCCGCAGAAAATGCGCTTTTCGCAGGCAATCCAGACTCCGTTGTACAAAAATCTCGTGAATAACACGCTGGGCGATCCGGCGCGCGGCGCTCGCTTCATTGCCAATATCACCAGCGCCGTTGCTGTCAATCCGGCCTTGCAGGAATGCAACCCGGGCACGATTTTGGCAGGTGCCCTTTTGGGTGAAAGCCTGCTCTTGCAGCCTTCGCCCCAATTGGGTCAGTTCTATCTGGTGCCCTTTAAGTCCAAGGCGAAGCGTGACCGGCAGGGCAATGTGATTGAGCCTGCAAGCGTGAAGGCACAGTTTATGCTTGGCTACAAAGGCTATATCCAGTTGGCGCTGCGGACTGGTCAATACAAGCGCCTGAATGTGCTGGAGGTCAAGGCCGGGGAACTGAGCGGATGGGATCCATTTGAAGAACGGTTCCATGAGATGCACTTTATCGAAGATTTTGAAAAGCGTGCAGCGATGCCGACGGTGGGCTACATTGCACACTTCGAGTATATCAACGGCTTTGAGAAAACGTTGTACTGGACTGCAGACCAGATGATGGCTCATGCGGACAAGTACAGTCAGGCGTTCAGTGCAGCAGCATATAAGAAGCTGCTGAACGGTGAAATCCTGCAGGACGAACTGTGGAAGTACTCCAGCTTTTGGTATAAGGACTTCGACGGGATGGCCAAAAAGACGATGCTGCGTCAGCTGATTTCCAAGTGGGGCATCATGACCGCCGAAATGACCACGGCTTATGAGCGGGACGGGCGCGTTATGATGCCGGACAGCACAGGCAGTGGCCTGCTGCCGGAAGCTGCGGAGTATGCAGATGCCGGCCAGAGCGAGCAGGAACCGCCTAAAATTGAGCGGACAGCCAAGACGATGGACCTGCCAGAGCCGGAAGCGGATGCCGTTGAGGAAGCCGTTGATTTGGCTGCACTCTGATGGTCAAGTACAACATTATCAGCACCGGCAGCGATGGTAACGCCACGATTCTGGAAGATTTTGTGCTGGTAGACTGCGGCGTGCCGTATAAGGCGTTGGAGCCGTATGTTCCGAAACTGAAGCTTGTGCTTCTGACGCATATCCACTCAGATCACTTCCAGAAGCGAACCATCAAGCGGCTTGCCAGTGAGCGGCCGACACTCCGCTTCGGGTGTTGCCGCTGGCTGGTGCCGCCGCTCATAGCTGCAGGGGTGCCGGAGCGTCAGATTGATGTACTGACCCCGCGAACGTTGTATGGGTACGGCCTGTGCAATGTGATTCCGGTAATGCTAGCCCATAACGTACCAAACTGTGGGTATAAGGTGCATTTTCCGTCTGGTAAGGTGATTTATGCCACTGATACCAACAATTTGGATGGCATTCAGGCAATCGGCTATGACCTTTATCTGATAGAATCGAACTACCGGGATGAAGATATACAAGCCAAAATCCAAGAGAAAAAGGTAGCTGGGCAGTATGCCTACGAACTGCAGGTGCTCAGAAATCACCTGTCAGAAGCGAAATGCAATGACTTTTTGGCACGGAATATGAAAGCAAACAGCGTTTATATTCCGATGCACGTCCATGTGGACAAGGAGAACGCGCATGATTGTGACAGCGAAAATTGAGAAGCTGGAGAACGGAAAGCTCGTCCTGAAACCCGACGTAGACATCAGCCGGTTTCTGGCGCAGAAGCGCCCCCGGCGGGTAGAAGTCCGTCTGGATGATGGGCGAACCATTTCCGCAGACCAGCGCCGCAAGATTTTCGCTATTATCCGAGATATTTCTTTGTGGTCAGGGCAGGAGCCGGAAGAACTTCGGCTTTATCTGGAATGGGATTTCTGTTCCCGCTGTCTGCGGGAGTGGTTCTCCCTTTCGAATTGCGATATGACCACGGCCCGAGAGTTTATTACATACCTGATTCAGTTTTGCTTCCATTGGGGAGTGCCCACAAAGGACAGCCTGCTCACCCAGACGGATGATATTGGCAAGTACCTGTATCTTTGCCTTGAAAATCGCCGGTGTGCAATTTGCAACCAGCCTGCAGAGGTGCACCATGTTGACCGCGTGGGCATGGGTCGAGATAGAGAAGCTATCGTCCATGTCGGGCTGAACGCGATAGCACTTTGTCGGCGGCACCATGAAGAGGCGCACCGCAGAGAAAAAGCCCTGTTTGCTGATTACCATATCTATGGCATCAAGCTGGATCGGCATCTATGTAAAGTGCTTTCGCTCAATCAAAAACCGAAAGGGGAGGCGGAGCGTGGCGAATGATTACATAAAACTGTGGGTGAAGGATTACAGAGCATTGCTAGAACCGTTCAATGAAGCGGAACGGGGCCGAATTCTATGGGCTATGATGGATTACAAGGAAACTGGTTCAGAACCGAAGTTTCTGGGGAATGAGCGCTTTGTTTGGGCGGCGATAAAAGCCAAAATCGATGCTTCCAATGAAGCATACGAGCGTCAGGCCGCTGCCAATAGGGCAAACGGTGCCAGAGGTGGCAGACCTCGCAAATCAAAAGAAAATCAAGAAAACCCAGAAAACCGAATGGGTTTTGAAGAATCCACAACTGAGGAAAACACAGAAAAATCAACCGGCCCGCCTGATGACACACCGGAAAGCTACTGGGTCTGGGCTGGATGCGACAGTATGCTTACGCCCTACATGGCAGCAGAATTTCGGGATTTGCGAGAAACCGGGGTGGAAGACGCTTTGGTGGTTGCTACGCTGGAAGAAGCGATGCGCCACCAAGCGAAGCACCCATGGTGCTATGCTAAGCGCCTGCTCGATCAGGCGGCGGCGCAGCATGTTACAACGTTTGCAGAGTGGGAAAAAACTCACATCAAAAATAAAGGAAATCGGGTTGACCGAGAAACGCCGAGCGGAAACAACATTCTAGGTCTTACTGACAGCCTTGGACGAATAAAGAGAAGACCGTTCAAAAAACAGGATGTTCCGCAGGGCAAAGGGGGCGATTCCAATGGGGAGTGATGTTCGCCATGTCCGGGGTGAAGCACAGAAGGAACTTGTAAAAAAGTTTGAAGTGTTTTCGAGCAATGGTCGGTCACGCTGGCAGGTCTGGAGCGATTGGATTACCATGAGTGCTATTGCGGTGTCCAATGCGACAGATCAGAGCCACTTTGACGAACGCGAGAAGCAGTACTTATCAATCGCAGGAAAATACACGCGGCCGGAAATGGAAGCATTTACGGAAATGCTGGCCTTGTTGGTCGTGGCACTAGAGGACAACCCGGAACAGGACTTCCTTGGCGAGTTGTATATGTGCTTGGGGCTTGGAAACGACCATGCAGGACAATTCTTTACGCCCTACCACCTGTGTGAGTTCATGTCCGCAGTAACGACCCCCGCAGAAGAGTTTCAGCAGAAAATCGGAGATAGGGGATGGGTTGCGGTCTGTGATCCGACCTGCGGCGCTGGGGCCTTGCTGGTGGCGTTCGCAAACGAATGCAGAAAGAAAGGCATCAATTATCAGACGGATGCCAATGACACCAGCTGAGTGCCGCGAGGCGGTTCGGCTCATGTTTGTGGAACTGTACCCCCATTGCACAGTGATTTACAGCTATCCCAATTCCGTTCGTCCACCGCTTCCGTATGTCGTTCTTGACTTTGAACGCATCGAGCCGGTGAACTCGTTTGAGTACGTCAAGAACGGGATTCTTTGGCAGGAAAAATGCAAGCGCATTCCGTTTTCTGCTGAACTGGTCACC